GTAGTTTTGTGTATATAAGGGGGAACCTGGGGGAGGTCCAGTGTATCCGGGAGGATTACTGAAGCGACCCAGGTTAGGCGGAGTTCCGAAGAACTCTACGGTAGGCGAAAGTGTGAAAACTAGTTTTTCGAACACACTCTCAAGCCCGCACTTCCATTTAAGTGCTAGAGCCAACGCCAGATCTATGCTGGCGTTTCTCATTTCCAGACAGTTCCGAGTCCAAGGCGGTACGCCGTTGGACACAACCAGAGCTGTGGGAGATGAAAGACTCCTTGTCTTTGCATGCAAGATCGCAATATTCGCAGACGAAGGGCCTCTCAAGAGGGGTTTTCTTCTTCTTCTCTTCTTGGGCACCCGAAGAGATATAGAGAGCAGGGGTTGACATTAACTGGTAGGCGCGGAAGTCATCGCCAAGAGCCCAGTAATAGTCGGTGTAGGAGGATGGGGAGTCCATGTACAGCTGGACAGGGGTCAAGCCAGCATTGAACTCACCTCCATAGTTTGTGAAGCATTCGGTCTTTGTCATGGGAACTCCACAATACCAAGGACATTCAACTCCTTGGAAGTGACACTCAGAGGAGACCTGGAGGTTCTGGGGACCAGCTCCGCGGCCCCAAGTGTCTTCAGCATAGGCAGCGCTTCCTCTGGTCCAGACTTTTCCAAGGTCTGCCGCAGAACGATCGAAAATGAAGCGGTAACGCGTAGAACCACGAAGCCAAAGGAAAGGATAGACAAACCAGGTCAGATTGTCCATGTGGTATTGGTTCGTGGGAACGTTGATAGCTGCATACATGTAATAGGCGTATGGGGACCACCAGTTGTAGTTTTCGGTCGCGACGGGAGGGTTGCCGTCATAGTAGCGCTTCGTCGGTTCAAGCCAGTCGAGGTTCTGTTCACTCATGCAGAGGTTGTCATCCATGGAGGGATTTGCAGCAAACATGTAGTCAAACGGTTTCTTGAAGCTCTCTCTAGTAGTAGAGACAGGAGCAGCTTCATCTCCGTACGAGTTTGCATTGACAGTGCCAGACTTGGGGTTGTATCTGACATTCTTGCGAGTGCGTCTGACAATGTCAGACTTTCCTTCAAGGTCATCCTGACGGGACTTCACTTCAGGTGCCGTGTAGTGGTAGAGGATGCCTGTGTCCACAACGGGGTCAGGGTTGATGAGCATGCCAGCTTGGAAGTCTTCGGCCATAGAAGCCCAGATGTCAAGGTAGACAACTGGTGCAATGGAAGGGTCATTGGTGACAGCCTTGTTGAGGACGTGGACGACGATTTGGCCATTAGCGAAGTTGAACGAAGCAGGGAAGGAGCCAGTGGTAACGATGTAGGGATACAAAGCAGTACCTGTGACGCCATATGCGTACGTTTGGGAGTTCGTACTTTGGGTCCAAACTTCGGAGCTCACATAGGGAACAGCGAACTCACAAGTCGTGTCTCCAAGGACGTCACACACGATCGTGTAGGCGTCTCCGAAGGTGTCAGAATCGACAGTCGTAGCTGCGGCAACCTCCGCTAGGAAGGTGACAGCAACTTTCATACTGACGAATTGGGAAGTGGCAAAGTTGAGCTGGAACTTCATGCCTCCGCGATAGAACCTGTACGGCGCGACGGCATAGCCAGCCCAGGAGGGAACAAAGTCACTGTCTTGGCCATAGAAACCCCAATGAGGGGAGACTGCAAGGACGGCCAGAATATCACCCCCTGCTGGGGAGGTGTAGGTATTCCTCCCCATCAGTGATGGGGTTGAAGCAACGTCTGCAATCGTTGGGTTTTCTTGCTCTGCGAAACGAAGGCTGTCTCCTGTTCCTGCCTGGGGGTGCGAGGAAAGAGGAGCAACCCAATCGAGTCCAGAGATGAGGGCCATGTCCCTACCAGGAAGGTGGAACGTAGGCATTGGCGACTGAGTGCTTGTTGGTTTATCAAGAAGAGCTAACATGGGTGCTAGTCTGCCTGCAACATCAGCTAGTTTTTCGAAAATGTGGATACCAGAATCGATTACTTGTTCAACTGATGATGCAGTGGAAACAAAGGAGTTGTTGTCAGACTTGTCAGCTGCTTCTTGTTTTGCTTTCTTTTTGCCCTTACCGTAGGAATCGGCAACGACAATAGAAGCAGGACGTGGCATGATGAACTTGAGTCCATTGAACTTCGCCCAGATGGTGACCTCGCCGGAATAGGCACTTCCTTGGGAGGTTCCGAGGGGATGGAGAACAATGAACTCGAGAGCATGCATGTCGCTGTCAGTGCTCCCGAGGGTCCAAACCGGATGGTTGTGGTTCCAAGGCAGCTCGAACCTGAGGCTTGTGGAGACACTTGCAGAAACTCGGTAGCAAGGAAGTTGAAACTTCTGTCCGAGATATCCCGTGTGCATCCTATAGCCGGTTCCAGAGGCTTGACAGTCAGCTCGAGAAATGAGCAAGGTTCCTTGGGCTCCGACAGCCATGTTCGGCTGAACGGAGATTTCGATGGAATCCCATTGCGCATACTTCCAGTAGTTAGTCCAAATTCGACTGATCTGGGGGATGTCGAGAAGGATATCAGGAAGGTAGAGGGTGTAGAGAGATGAATAGACTGCATCAGTTGAGGCCCAGGTAAGAGTTGCCACAGGATAGGGACGTGACAAGAGGGCGTCAAACTCATTAGTGGGAACTTCATTGAACTGTTTGATCATGACCGCCTTGTCAGGAGGTTCAGTAAGCTCAATTACTGCTCCACTCTCGTTCTGAGTGGTGAGAACTTCAACAGTAGTCTCAGTTTCCTCTGGAGCTGCATAGAGGTCAGAGGTAGATTCGTCAGCGACGGTTTTAGTTTTTTCCATACCACAATTCATTTTAGCCTCAGCGTGTGGCTCGCCGGAGGCAGGAATAAAATCCTCAATTAGAGGAAGTTTGCGTGGGGTTTCCACGGCTTAGGGTGCGCGTATGGACGCGACTTAGAAGTTCGGAATTCGGGGGATCCGGGCCCCTGGAGCTCTACGAGAAAGTAAGGAGCCACTCCTCCATGATTGCTTCATAGGAGAGATTGGGAGTGGCAGCACCTCCAAGCTTGAGCTCTCTGATGAGTTGTGGAACCCACTCATCATAGACTTCTCTTCCGTGGTGGAAGAGCTCTCTCATCGCCATCACGACTTGTTGAGTCACGACAGCTCGGGACGGAGAGAAAGACCACTTAGGGATTTGAAGGACTGTGTTGAGATCGAGAGGAGCCAACTGCATCGACGAATTTCCGAAGGGATGGAAACGTCGACTGTTGAACTGGAAACTCTCTGGGTCAAGATACTCAGTCATCTCATGGTCTTTTTGGGGGGGGGTTGGACACCTCTGGAAGTTGAGGATGTATTCGTCTCTCTCCGCAAGCTGGTTATACCAGGGAAGACTCCTGCATACAGTAAAGATGCGGTCGTCTCCATTAAAGGCAAACCTAACTTTGTGAAAGATGATTTCGAGAATCTCGGAGTCGTTGTAACCTTCACGACGAGCGAGAGTTCCGAGGTTTGTGCGAGACTCAACCCAGTTCATTAAACCGCCAAGGAGGTTAGTGAAGATGTGTCCTGAAGGTAGGATGAAAGGGAGTAGAATTACAAATCCTTTCCATACGAACATAGGCTTCAGAGTAGCTTCAATTAACGCTTCGCGGAGTCGTCTGTTTTCTGGTGATATTTTCCAGAACTCGTACCACTTGATGATTTCGCCATATACAAACGCCATGACTTTGTATGCGGCTTCGACGTCCCACCCAGGACAATCGCTACCACCAAGGTTGGGCTTACCTTCAGGGTCAGCAAGCATCATATAGTTGAAGAGACGCGTCCAATCGCTCGAACGCTCAGTCATGCCAACAGTTATAGGCCAAGAACCGAAACGAGAGTACATAGCTGTCAAGAACTCCATGAACGCGAAACGGAACAGAATCGTGAAGTACCAAGGACTTCCGAACATGAGTCTCTGTTTAGATTTCGTGTCGCAGTAGTAGACAGCTCGATCGATATCAGTCAGGACTTTCCTTCCAACTGACTCGATCTTAGCTCTGTTACGGGATTGAGTCGCATGGTGTGCACGGAAGTC